ATTCTTTCATTGGGTTCAAGTTCAGTTTTATTTGTTTTCATAGCTGACTTAGGCCCACGAGAAAGTAAACCCATACTTTTGGGTGTTTCCTGTTTACGTTTTGCTTTAGGCATTTTTAAATTATTATATGCCTGACGTGCTGGATTATACATTATTTATCCTCCCAAAAAGTCAAATACATCACCTAAGATACTTCCACCTAACGAACCAGTAAGATCTGTTGTAAGTATTTTACCAATCATATTACCAAAACCAATACTACTTTGATAGTCTGCTTTAAATTGTGCAATGTCCATATCAGAGTTGGCGTTTAACTCAGCCAGTGCCATATTTACGTATCTGGTTTTTTCATTTTCTGCAGATGTCCACGCCCATTCCATATTATCAGAATAGTATTGCCATAGGTTATTGTACGCATCACGTGATACACCTAACAATGCTTCTGCGTTTGTTTCGTTGGCACGATTGACTGCGGCAGTGTCCATTGTTGCAATTTCTCTACGCCACGTAGCATTAGCTTGATCAATTACCAAACGGTTAGATGCATTAAACTGCTCACGTTGGTTATTAATTTCTGTATTGAATCTTTCAATAACGTTAGTCTGTCCTGCGTTAAACTGTGACTGAGCATTAGCTTGTGATGCATTAAACTGTGATGTCTGACTTGCAAGATTAGCAAAGAACTGATCTGTTTGATTCTGTGAACTAGCATTAAATTGTGCTGCAGCGTTCATTGCTGCTTGATCATTAAACAAAGACTGTACACGTTGCTGTGCTTGGAATAGTTCTGTCTGTTGTTTATTAGATAAGTTAGCCATATCCATCTGCAAGAAACTTTGTGCGTTCATTACTGCAGCTTGTTGACGGTTATTAAGATTAGCCATGTCCATGTTAGCAATAGCAGCAGCTTCTGCCATTACACTAGCTTGACGATTAGATAAGTTAGCTAAGTTCATGCTGTTGGCTGCACGAGAGTTTTCTAGTGCAACCTGTTGTTCAGCAGTAAAATTCATGTTGGCAACATCAGATATTTTAGATGCGTTCATTACACGAGATTGAAATGCTTGATCAAACTCTTGTCCAATAAACTGTGCACGTTGTTGTGCCGCAAGCATAGCACGTTGTTGACGGTTTGACAAGTTCTGTGATTCAAATTTAGCTTGTGTTTGTGCGTCAGCTTGAGCAATAGGTAATGCAGATTCCATTGCAGCCTGTACAACAGCTTGACCAGCAAGGCTACTAGCACCTAAGCCACGAGCAGCCATAGCGCCCATAGCATTACGCATTGCACCAGCAGCCCATGCAGGTGTATCACCACCTTCAAACTGCTGCATAAGACCTTCTAATTGACCCTGTACAGTAGCCTTTTGTGACGGTTCTGCTGTGGCAGCTTGTATTTGTTCAGTAAACTTAGCAGCTTTCTGTGCGTCTGCAGCACCACTAATAAGTTCACCCGATTGTATTTCTCTAGTCACAGGATTAGTCATCATTGTCGCAGTACCTTGAGCAGCGTCAATGTTTAAACTGGATACACCTTCTTGACCAGTAACAAGTGCTTGATCTGTTACTTTACCTTGGGCAGGTTGCATACCTGATACAGCTTCATCTACAGCTTCAGCACCTGTAGCTGCAGTCATTAGTGTTGTAGCAGTAGCCTGTGGTATACCTGCTTGTGTAGTAGTCGCAAGTGCAGTAGGTAATGCAGACGAACCATATACTTGACCTGATCTTGGATCAACAAATTGCCCAGCCTCTTGTGTCACACCAACGGGAACCACAGTAGCACCTGTAGGTAAACCGGGAAATAATGCCTGAGTAGCCATTGCGTCTTGTATATTATATCCACGTGTTTCAGTACGTGTTCCTGTTTGATTACCCGCATCGTCATAAACAGGAATTTCTACTGTAGATGGATAAAACTCTTGCTCTGGAATATATTGCTGCCCTAATGGACGTGGATCTGAGGGTACATACCCTGCATCGCCCTCATTGTAACCGTATGCGCCATATGAAAGTGTTGGACTACCTCCTTCTTGAAACTTTTGTACTATACCACCTCTAGCCATCTGCATAGCTTTTTGATTATACATATCCATTTTTTGTTTTTTATCTGGATTAGCATTTAAGTATCCATCAAATCCTGCCATGTCACCTTGATAACCCAAACTACCAGCAATACGTTGCATAGCCTCTGGTTTAAATCCACCAAAAGTACTTTGTGTCATTGGCATTGCTGATGCTGGTTGTTGTTGTTGCATTGTATTAGGAACCATTCCACCCTCGTTATATTGAAATGTAGGCATGTAACCACTTTGATTGTAAGGTTGTGATGCATTTAATTGTAGTGTGGGATTATATCCCATTGCTTGTCCTTGATTTAATACACCTGTAGATATTTGAGGTACATTAAACTGAACATTGCTTGGAGCATATGCCATGCCTTGTTGTAATTGATATGTACCTGTATAAGGATTAACAGGTCCAGTAAACTGTGGTTGTGTAACTACAGGAGATTGATACGTTCCACTGCTCATGGGTTGAGTAGTAAAACTTGGAGTGCTAGGCATACTATACGTAGGCGTAGGTGTTACTATAGGTTCTGGTGTATCTACAACGGGTTCAACTATTGGTTCTGGTTCAATTACAGGTTCGGGTTCAGCTATTGGTTCTGGTTCAGCTATTGGTTCTGGTTCAACTATTGGTTCTGGTTCAATTACAGGTTCGGGTTCAACTATTGGTTCTAATTCAACTATTGTTTCAGGTTGCATACCAATATTTTGTTGATGAAAAGAACTCAAAGTACTAGCTACTTTTTCATTAGTTTCTAAACCTTGATTATGCCTTAACGCAGTAATAGTATCTTGAATTGTAATACTACCATCGTTATTAAAATCATAAAGGTCTAATTCATCTGCAGATATTTTTTCTAAACCAACAATATCGTTTTGTATTTTTTTAATCATAGCTTCAGACGAAAGCTGTGGACTGTTTTCTACAAAGTTATTAAACGCACTTGTTATTTTAGTATTTATTTCTTCTGGATTTGATAAACCTTGAAAATTTCTAAGAGCATTTACTGTGTCGGCTGTATTAACTTGACCGTCACCATTTATATCATATATAGATAATTGATCTTGGGGTATTTCCTGTAACCCAACTATGTGTTCCTGCAGTTTTTTAATAAAAGCTTCTTTAACTGCGGGATCTTCTGAAGGCGGTACTTTTGTTACAACACCATTTTCTACAGTTGTGTAAGGCACACCAGTAACAACACCATCTTCTATAGTATACCCAGCACGTTCTAGTGTAGCAGTATTACGTCTAACATTTTGACCACCCATAGGTGTACCCACAGGAATAGTTTTATTATTGTTTATATATGTCTCAACCCCAGCAAGATTAACTTTAGGCTCACTAGAAAATGCATCCTCTAAAGATACTCCCTCAAAGCCACCAAAGTTATTTTTAATTCTTGTAAATTCTTTTTGAGCTTCTGCTAATGCTTCATCTAGGTTAGTACCGCTAGTACTAATTGTATTACCAGTAGGTAAAGTCCACTCGTAGCTACGTATAGTTTCTGGAGTTTCATAAGTAGTAGGAGTTACATTTTCTGGAGAAGACATTTTATACAACGATGAGTCTGTACCCTCTGGCAACATACCACCTAGTTGTTCCATTTCAGGTGCATTATAAAATCCGTAATTATTATACACTGTAGGATTATAAGTAGGGTCAATAAAACTTATTGCCTTATCTTTTTCATTAGCATCAAAAGAACCTGCAACTCCACCACTAGCATTATTTACAAGTTCGTACCTATTGTTTGTATTATTAAAAGTTAAAGTAAATTGGTTATTATAGCCAAGGGTATTACCTTCACCTGAATCAAATTCTCTTAATCTAAGTACCATACTTTATACCTTTATTATCCATTTACTACTTCATTAAGACCCCAGATCATTGCACCTGTACCACCTAAAAATAATAGTACACCTATTGTTAATGATATACCCCAAAATAATCTGTCTCTTGCTTTAGCTTGCGCCTCTAGTGCTTCTTTATGTCTAACCCTAGCAGCAGCTTGCTCTTTTACGACAAGATCCCACATGCCCGGTGGTCCATATAATCTACACACTTCACGTAATTCGTTTTGTGCTTCTTTGTGTTTCATCTTAGCTTGTGCAATTGCAAAGCCTTCTTCTTCAGATGAGGTAAGTCTACCTAATGGGCCTTTGTGTCTACCTTGTTCAGCTAAACTAATATCAGCTTCTAACTTAGCTAACTTACCAAAGTGAGGAAGTAAACTTGCTACATCACCACCAGCTTTAATAGATGAGCTAACTGCACCAGCTATCTTAGTAACTGCACCTGCTAAAGCTAATACTTCTATCATTATGGCAAACCTTTTTATTAATCATTTGCCATCTTTTCAACTGATGATCTTATTGCTTTTATGTTTTCGTCAATACGGGCAAGTGCTACTGCTTGATTTTGCACAGAGTCTTCTAGTCTGCCCATACGTTGTTCTATTGCTACAATGTCTTCTCTGTTAGCTTCAATGTCAGACATCATCATACTAACTGTCCATACGATAGCTGCCCCTTGAACAAGTAAGCCAAAGATCAGTGTAATCGGTACAGACTTGCTAAGGTGCCAGCTATCTTCAGACATTTACCAAGGCACTCCTGCCTCAGTAGTTGGATTAGCTATCGCATCAATCTTAGACGCAATAGCAGCTTCTGTATCAGCCTGTGATACATGACCCCACACCCAGCCCTGAGCTTGAGCTTCAGTAATATCTGCATAGGGTGTAAAGTCGGACGCAGAGGCATCGTAGGTCAAACCACAAGTGCCATATGAGCTTGCGCTGTTGCCAGCATCATCAACGCCTTCGCAGCGCCAATGGCAAACGGTAACACCGTCATCTGCTGTGTTGCGTTCCATGTTGGCAATAGTCCATGTGTAAGTTGCGGCCATAGGTTAAACCTCCTGTTCGGCTAGATGGGCGGCATAAGCATCCTTAACCGCTTGTGTGTGTACGGCTGCACAGATGGCTTGAACCTCTGCGCTTTCGCCTGTGATGTCTGCATCTGGTGCAACGACATGGCGTGAGAATGATCGGCTGATCTCTACACCGTCACGTTCAATCACTGTGGCTGTGCGTACTTGGATGTGTTTGTAGTCTCCGACAATCTCAATCTTATCCTGTTCTGTGCGTTCTGTTAGTGCCATCTTAGGCTCCTTTCTGCTGTCCAGACCAACCATCCAGATGGTCTATGCTGTTTGCCTTGCGGCGGTTTTCACTAGCAGGGATAATCTGCAAGTTAATTGGTGCGTTCAACCCACATATTACGTCATGCGTTAGTGGGACAATGTGGTCTACCTCGTGCGGGACACCTGTTTCTTTGCTAACCTGTTTGGCTTGCTTGTAAATAAACTGAACATCAGCCATGCTTACCCAAGGCGGTGTTGCGTTCTTGCATCGTTGTTCACGAGCATTTGTGGTTGCCAGTTTGCGGTGCTTGTTATTAACATACCACTTTTTGCTTTTCTCAAGGTGCTGCTCTTTGTTGTCGTCGTACCAGCGATTGCATAACTGTTTATGTTTATCTTTATTGTTAGCAACCCATTTACGGTTATGCTCCAAGCGACAAACCTTGCACCAAGCCTCACGACCATCTGGTGTGCGCTTCCGCTTGTAGAAAGCATCCAGTTCTTTGGTGTTATGGCATTTAGTGCAGGTTTTCATGGTTATGCTATAGGATAAAAGATATTTATGTGCATCTCGCAAGCACCAGTTGGAACTGGGTTATTTCTTGCATATGTTTTTACATAAACGGCTGAGCCAGTTTCTATAAATCCAATTCCTGATCCATTTTCTGAAGTGAAGCCATTCAAATGCACTGTTCCAGCGGCTCTTTCAGATGTCTCGGAAAGTGCAGTATTCACTGCAAACGGAACAGTGAAGCTAAAAGTCCCTGACGGACTTGAAACACTATTAATTCCAATATTTCCCGTAATAAAGCACATATTGCCTATAATTGTATAAAACAAAAGATCATTAGTGGCATTAGCAGTTGCACTTCCAGAACCCATTTGGATTGTCGTTTGATGATACCCAGTCTCATAGTCATCCAGCTTGTTCGCCGCACCAGTGCCGCCAAGGTGAACACCGCCAGAGAGGTAGAGGTGTTGAAACCTATTTGAAGCAGCGCCTAGATTTACAGCACCATCCCTTTGTGCGCCCCCTGTTCCTGTTGGAATAACCCCATCTACACCATCAGCAAAACGTAGAGTTGTATCTCCTGTGCCTATATATAAATCACTAGAGGTAGTCCCAATACTCCCCACCGTGGTGCCGTCTTTATTGAAGACAACAATATCACCATCTGAAGTTTGTCTGTTAAAGTTAGCAGTGTATCCACCAGAACGTGTGGCAAACATATAACCACTAGGATTAAATTCAAAACCAACATTTCCAATCCCAGCACTCGTCTTACCCACCAACAGATTACCGCTGCTGTCGATGCGCATACGTTCTGAGCCATCAGTAGCTTGTGCATTTCCAGTGTGAAAGGCAAGAGTTGATCCTGCGCCAACATAAAGTGTATTAGTATTCACACCAATATAACCGCAATCAGACCCACCTGATTGAAATTGCATTCCACCAAATGCGCTATCATTTAATGTTAGTTTTGTTCCAGAAACTGGCGAACTCGTGCCAATACCTACATTACCGCTGCTGTCGATGCGCATACGTTCTGCAGCAGCCGCATTGTCATATATAGCAAACTGGTTCGTGCCTTGCGTAGTAAATAAAGTGTAGTCAGCAGACGCATCGCCTTTTAGTCTAACTCCTGCACTTGTGCCTGTGCCTGTTGTCTCTGCAAGAACGTAAGATGTGCTAGGATTAACAACGTGTAACGCTTGACTAGGCGAACTCGTGCCAATCCCGACATTACCGCTGCTGTCGATGCGCATGGCTTCTGTTTGATTGGTGCTAAACGTCATGTTTCTTGAGTTTTTGGCGTTAAAGCCCCAATCAAGGTTGCCGTTAGTTTCAATACTAAGTCCATCTGGAATGTTGGCATTACCAAATTCAGCAATAGTTTCAGAAGTTGCGCCAGAAGATACCACGTCCAGTTTTGCACTAGGCGAATCTGTGCCAATCCCCAAGCTTTCCGCACTCGCATCCCAGAAGAACTTGGCAGTCGTGCCTGTGTCCTCGTAGAAGCTGATGTCTCCGCCATTGTTGAATTTAGCCACTGGAAGTGAATTAACTTCAAATAAATGATACCCCGAAGCTAAATCAGAGGAGTGTTTGTAAGCCCCATTAGAGGCTACCTCAACAGAACCACCGCCAAACGCAGCAGTCGTTAAGGTTCCAGCCCCTGTTTGAACAGTCAGCCCATCAGCCGTGACAGTGCCAGTTACGTCAATACCTGTGGAGGTGGTTTGCAGCTTTCTACCTAATCCACTTACTCCATTCCAATATAAGTGACTACCACCACCAGTTTCAAAGTATGCTAAATTGTTACCATCAGCATTCCTTAAAAGAATGTACGAACCATTAGTTTTTATATCAAGATTTCCTGTACCTATATCCTCAATAATACTATCAGCCCCATCATGGTAAATCTGTAGGTCAGACCCAGCGCCAAATATGGCTTTGCGGTTATCCAAGAAGTGTAGATCACCTGCACTTGTAAGACGCATACGTTCTGTAGCTGCACCAGTAGTATTAGTTTTAAATACAAGGGCAGTAGAGTTAGTAGAACTATCAAATGTAGCTTCTGCTAGTGCTTCAATAGATGCACCAACAAGTATAGCATCTGTGCCACTAGCTTCATCAGGAGCACTAAACTCAATCTTACCTAATACATTAGTTGCTTCAATAGTAGTGTCAGATGTTTGAAGTGATAATACAAAACCAGAACCTGTCTTACCAGTAACATTACCTAAATTACTTACAGCTTGACTAAACGTTACAACACCACCAGAAGAAATAGTAATAGCATCTGCATCAGAAGCAGAGCCAATAGTACCATCATCTTTTATAATTATATCATCTTTAAATGTAACAATACCAGCACTAGAAACTGTCATTGCATCTACAGCAGAAGTAACACCAATAGTGCCACCGTCTTTTATAATAATATCATCTTTAAATGTAACTATGCCACCAGAAGATATGGTAATTGCATCTCCTGTAGTAGCAGAACCAATAGTACCAGCATTGTCAATCTTAATGCTGCCCATTGTGGCTACACCATCAAGAAACATATCCTTAAACAAAAGACCACTTGTACCAATATCAAGTGTATTGGTAGTCTTAGGTTTAATCTCAGTTGCACTTGCTACAAAGTCTTGTACTGGACCCAATACAGTAACAGGCCCACCTTCTGCAGATGTGCCATCATGTGTGTGACCACTTGTGCCCATTGCACTTTCAATTGCGTCAAATTCACCATCTAAGTCTGCAGCATTAATAATGTTGCCATCAGCAATGTTGTTAGATGTGTCATTACGAACATATCCCGTACCCATTATAGATTACCTTTCTTTAAGTTTAAATCTGAGGGAAGCACTTGTAGATTCCAAGGTACATGAAGGCCACAGATATTTTTTCCTCTTATAGGAGTTATATGATCCACATGATATTTTTCACCTATTATAGATGATTGCTCTTTTGCAAGACTATAAATGTAGTTCATTTTATCCCAATCTTTATTTGTCAACCAACTAGGCGTAGCATTTTTTACAAATCTTCTTCGTTTTAAATCGTCTGCTGCTACCTTTGCTGGGTTATTTTTCTTCCAAAGTTTTTGGTATTTATATCCATATTTACTAGGATGATTACCTATTTTTACGGGTTTTGGAAATAGTTCTTCTAACCAATCATTGTGTCTGCATTTATTGTAAACAGCCCCATCTTTTTTACGTAAATCATTTCTTCCTGTACAACCCTTAGCAATAGAGTAACAAAAATCTTTTGTTAAATTTCTAAAGGGCATTTTGGTTTACCTTCTTGTGTTTGTGCCATATTCTAATGTGATAGCATCAAGAGAAAATGGCGGGTCTGTGCTATCTGATTCAAATTGTATAGATGCAGTAAAGCCTGATCCTATCAGTTGTGTTTCAAAGAGAGTTACTAGCTTGTTGCTGTATACTGCAGCAGATCCGAATACTGCAGAGCCATAAAAAGCAACTTCACCTGTGTCGTTATCAAAGTTTATTTGTGTAGGCTGTATGCTGTTACGTTGGTCAAAGTCTAATTTAAGGCTCATATCAAATGAGACACTACCTTGCGGATCTGTATAAAGAAATGCTTTGTAAAAAGTCTTACGTATTCTTGGATCATTAATAGGCATAAATGGTGTAGCAAAGGTAGTTTGTATATTTAAACTATCAAAGCTATTGCCATCTTCCATCTGATACAAGTAACCATCATCATTAGCAAATACAATTGTTTCTATATTTTGATAGAACCTACTATCAGCTACATAAGCTCTAATGCCACGTAGCTCACCCCAAGCCATTCCTTCACCACCTTGACCAGAAAACTGTGTACCTAAAATACCTTGAGCATTTTCTTGTGTAATATTTGTATTGTAACCTAGTATTCTATACTGAGATTTATTACGAATAACTACACTAGCAAAAGAAGTATTAGCAGTAATAAAACTTGTTACTTCTTTTTGTATTGCTTTAGATACAACACCAAGTCCAAAGTCACCAATACGATCTGTACCACTTAATAATCTAAGACCATCTGGCCCTAAGAACATTATGTCACCACCTACTTCTTGGATAGTGTCTGTATCTACACAACCAATATCTGTAGTAACTGGTTGTAACTGAAAATCTGCTAGTGTATTACCAACTAATTGAAATATAGAAGACTCAGTAAAAATAATTAATTGCTGTCTAAAAACAATCAGTCCTGTAATCACGGCTCCTAAAGAGATTGTACCAGAACCTGCAGCGGCTGTAAAGTCATTATCTGTGTATGGAGCAGTAAAAGTTAATAAGTCACTTTTACCAAAAAACAGTTGATTTTTAAAGTTTACTACAAAACCAGCACCATTAACATCTGTAGGACAATCAATAAGAGCAGTAAAGGTAGTATTGTCGTATAGTGCGGGAACATTAGTACCATCTACAATAGCAATCTTTTCTGTGCCTGTATAGTTATACCTAGAAAATCTTGTTTTACCAGCACTTTCTCTTGACGTACTCAAGAAAGTTATTACAGCATTATCTGCAGGTGAACTATCTAATGCAGGGTTTATTGCTAGAGTAGCACCCCCAGAACTTACAGTTGCGTCTGCAGTTACAGTATAAACAAGATCAATTCCTGCTACTTTAAATACGTCACCTGCTTGTGGGGCTGCAGTTAAACCATCAACAATAAGACTTGAGCCAGTTTGTGATGCACCATTTACAAGTACAGTACCGTAGTTAGGCACATTAATATGTGTTACTGTACTAGAAGATACGTTAAAAAGATCATCGTTTCTCGCAACAATAACTTTGTCTAAAAATACACCACAACCAAGCGCAAGATACTTACTAGTAGTTGTAGCAAACGTAACTGCTGCAGCATTAGCAGGAGAACTATCTAAAGCACCAGTAAGTGTTAGTGTAGCTCTGTTGTTTGTAGCATCGTATGACACACCACCAGATGCAATAGTATATGTACCTGTAATACCAGCTATTGTAAGTGTGTCACCTGCTTCTGGTGTCTGATGTATATTACCTATAATAAGTGTAATACCAGACTGACTAGCTCCATGTACAACAGGAGCACCATATGGTGGGATAATACTACTGTTATATTTAGTATAGCCTAAAATACGTCTGTAGCCACCCTCAATAGATGGCTCAAAGTTTCTAAGAGTTCTTGCAGATCCCGGTGCGTTAATACCTTGTTGCAAAGGACTCATATTAGTAACAAGCCCACCCTTAAATTCTATAGGGTATGTTTGACGAGTTGATGGCATGTATTAGCTTGCTCTAAATGAACTGATTGCAATACGGTTACGATCTATTACAGTTGATCTAACATAATCGTATCTATTAATATACAAACTACGCATGTTTTTAATTTCATCTACAAAACGTTGTTGCATAATAGAAGACTCTTGCGTTTCCCCTCTAAACATATATGCATAGTGCATTGCACCATCTAGTAAAATATATCTAAACTGTTCAGGTATTGTAGGTACATCAGTAGCATTAATAAGATCTACTGGTAATCTATAATACTCATATACTACAGTATAAGCTTTATCTGGTGCAGCAACAAAACCAAACTCTAAACTAGGTGTACGAAAAACATAGTCTGGTAATGCTCTACGATTATCCGATGTACTATATTCTGCATCTACGTATTTATCTAAATACTCTTCGTAAGTAATTACACGAAGTCTTTTAGTATCATTGCCTAAAGTATCATCACGTTTAATACGAAAGCTATCCATGTCAATTGTTTTAGCATCTGCAGGATATGCATAGCGTACTGTACCTGCAGTTAATATCTCTTCTGTTTCTACATGATTAAAAGGCCACTCATATTCATGTTGATTAAGATAACGAATAGCAGAGTTTACTGCATCTTTAATCATGCTGTATTCACCAGTAGCAGCAGCAAAGTTACCTGATGTAAGCTCTACTTCATTAAGTCTACGGTTTACGTCATTTACTAGACCAAGATAATCATAAGCCATTTAACGTTCCTTTACCCGTAACTTAATACTGCGTTCTGCTTGACTACCTGTGCTATCAATCATGTTACAGAAAAAAGTGTATTCAATGTTATTTGTGCCACCGCCAATATTAATAGTGGCTACAGTAGTAGTATTTGTTTGTGATACGTTTTGTATATCATCAGTGGTTGCAGACCCTGAAGCAACGGTAAGTGTTTGTCCTGCACCTAATGTAGTTTTAGTATTATAAGCAGTACTCTTTACAGACCATGTAACAGTACTAATAGTAGCACTACCAAGAAAACGTGACCAATCTACACTGTAATCTAGTTGTTCATCAGGGTCTTTATTGGGCCAACGAAAACTCATGTTTAATCCTCAGTTGCGTATACAGTTCGTTCTGCAGATGTGTCTCGTCTTTCTACAAAAACTATTCTATTTTCTTGTGGTATTCTTACTGTCCTATTTGTGTCAAAAGCAGAAACAAATACCAATCTATTCTCATTAGGTATGCGTACAGTTCTGGATGCTGAAGTAGACATTACGCTGCCTCTGCTATATATACTGTGCGTCTACGGCTATACTGTTCTCTTACAGCTTGAAAGTCAAAGACTACTGCAGTTGTAGTAACCGCACCTATTGTACCTGTAGCTGGTGCAGATGCCAGAGCTTCACTTACTTTAACTTGTGCTAGTGCTTGTACAGCACCTGTTGCTGATACACTATCAAGCCGTTCTGTAGGTTTTTCTTCTAACTCGTTTACTTGACCAGTAGCAAATACTGAAGAAAGAGTTAGCTGCGAATCTGCATGTGGTATAATTGCAGCTACTGTACCAGTAATACTTACACTTGCAAGTTTTTCAGTAACTTTAACTTGAGATAATGCTTGTACTGCACCTGTAGCACTTACACCATTTGTGATACGTTCACTGATGTCAATTTCAAAACCACCAGCAGATACAGGTTCTATTGCTCCTGTAGCAGATACATCTGCAAGTGTAAATTTGTTATTAATCTGAAGCGTATTAATTGTGCCTGTGGCACTAACATTATCAAGTTTTTCACTGACCTTAACCTGAGCAAGTGCTTGTACTGTACCTGTTGCACTTACACTATTAAGAACCTCAGTAGGTTTTTCTTCTACTGTATTTATGCTACCTGTAGCAGATACTCCAGTAAGTGTTCTGGATATGTCTTCAACACCGTAAGCAGATACACCGTACCTACCTGTACCAAATCGTGCTGAAGCTGCTACAACAGCCATTAGGCTATGCGGATAACTGCATTAGAAGCATCTGCAGCAGGGAACTCAATAGTAAGATCACCTGCAGTAGCACTAACAGTACCACCAAAATCAATTACAGCAATAGCTTTATTAGATTGACCAGCGTTATAAATAATACATCCATCTGCTGACACAGTTACATTGGCAAATACTTCATCTGCAAAATCTACAATAGCTGTAGATCCTGATAAACTAATTGTTGCAGAGTCTAATACTTGACCACCTGCACTATAGTTTGTTCCAGATGCTTCATCAGAATTACCTGTAACATCTGAGTAATTAGTTGTACTGGCATTATATGTACCAGACGGTGATGCTTTAATTAGTGCAAGTTTAATACTGTCGGTATCTAAGTCATGGATACCACCAAGTAATTCTGTTTTGAATGTATTACACATTGCAGTTGTAATAGCCATGATTAGGTTCCTTTATATACAAGTATAGGTGGGCCACAAGTAAGCAGCCCACCCAATAGTTTAGTTACGCAAGTGCGTCACGATCTACTTCGTTAGCAGCAGTGTCACCTTGTGAACTTACGTCCATCATTACCGCATAAACACGAAGTTTACCTGCAGTAAATGAAGCACCTGTTCCACCAAAGATTACGTCAATGGTATCATCAGATGCAGATACAGTGTCGCCAGTAATAGAAACACTTGGAGCATAAGCACCGTCAGCAGCACCGTCAATATCAAATGATGCAACAAACTCGTCAACATCACCACCTACAAAACCTACAGTTACAACAGCGTCAGTACCTGTGTTCATAGTTGCTGATTCAACAACTTCAAGACCACAGGCCATAACTTTGTGACCAGCAGGAATAGTAATAGCTTGAACGGAATCCGCAGAAGATGGATCAATAGTTGTAGCTACAATGTCAAGAGTATTCTCGACCATGTAAGGGTTACGACCACGCTGAGAGTTACCAGACGCTGCCTTTAGAAGTGAAGTAATGTTAGCCATGTTTCAATCCTCCCTTATGCCAAGTGATACTTAGCGTTCACAAGAGCTTCTGGACGAAGGATCTTGCGACCATATAGATGCATACCACGAACAATGTCAGCGAATGAATCTGGATCACGATATGTTTCAGTTTTGTTGATCTGCTCTGCAGTTGCAACGGCTGAATCGTGTCCTGCAACAATCATACCATAGTTGACTGCTGAGTTTGCTCCTGTAAAGGAAGGACCAGTACCAACTGATGGAAGGTTGTTTGATTGATAAACACGGAAACCATGAATGTTCATTCCGATTTGACCATTCTGCAATCCAGAACCACCAAAGTCAGCGTTAAACAAACGTGAGTCTTCGTCTTTCAGAAGTTCCATGAATACTGGATCTACTACCAACCAACGTCCTTGAGTATCCACATTTTGTTGATCTAACAAACGTGACATACGTGCAATGACGGTCAATGGGAAAGTATCACCAACAGCAGGAGTAGTGTCAGTTGCACCACCAGCACGTGGCTGAAGGGCAAGTGCGTCACCAGCAGATCCACCGAAGTCTGCTGCATCAATTTTCATTGAAGCTAACAGTTCGTCTGAACCTGCAGTTGTTACTGCTTTAGTACCATTAACAGTTGTGTTAACTGTATCAGGTGTACCATGAATTGCTGATTGTGTAAAACCAGTCAAGTAACCAAGTACATCTTGGTCAAACTGATCTGACAAACGGTATGCGGCACGATCACTTGCAAGACTTTGGAAATTGACGTGGGAGTGCGCTTCTTCAATGTCGTCAACCTTGAAAGCAAAATAGTTCGCTTTATCAATTGTTAATGAAAAATCTTCATCGTCAAGATCTTGTGGTGTGATTGTAGTACCACGTGCATATGCTTTAACAGTGATCTCAGGTTCTTTAATGATTTTAACTGAGTCGCCCATTGCAGCGATTTCTCCGAAATAATCAGAGTTAGTAATTGCTTCACAGACAGATGCTTTGCGGAAAGCAAGTTGCACCTGTTTGCTATAAATAACTGGTGAGAAATTACCATTGGGTAAATTGCCATAACCAGCAGCGGTCGAAAATGCCATTTTAATTCTCCTTAGCATTAGACACAGATGCAAACGACTAATGACTTATACAGGGGCTAATTCTACTAGGGTGCGTTATTATAAACATTGGCCTATGTTTAATATAACGGGCCATGAGACATTAGGTTGTCCGAAAGCTTTATTGTTGTTTGCGGGTAGTTTAGTTAATTGGCAGTATGGGTAACTGTAGTTAATACCTAACAGGGCCATACTACCGATTGTACATATAGTTATATCATAAATATATTATATGTCAATAGTTTTATCTGGCAGAACCAGACATATCGTAAATAAATTTGCCAGTACGAATAGATTCCATAATGGCATCAGAAGCTTTTTCATATTGTTGAGGTGACATCTTAGCTACGTCACTTTCTCTATATGTATCACCATTACTATTAGTATCTGGTTGGCTTCTACTGTTACGAGTATTTACTGAACGTGCAGCATCTTTACTATTAGAAGGTTTTTTAGTTCTAATGTTTTTATCAGATTTGTAAAGATCAATTGCCCTACTTGCTGAACGTGCATCGTTATCATTTTCGTATAGTGCATCTTGTACCCACTTAGGCTGTTCTTCTGCCCACTCGTGAAACTCATCACTATTGCGTATATCACCAAAATCTGGATGTGCTGCCATTAATTCTGCTTCTGCTTTTTCACGAGAAGCTGTAGCTCGCATTTCATCAATCTCTTTT